ATGAAAAATCAAAACGAAATGTACCAAAAAGGCAAAAAGGCGGAAATAGTAATCCCTGCCGCTGTCACAGCAGACATAGTTGGCTGTAGTGAAAGTTTGGTTAAGCAGGTTCGCACAGGTGAGAGAAAGGCAGATAAGGGGGCGGGTGCAAAAGTAGCGATGGTAGATGACCTTTTGAATACTGGTACGAACGCACTTTTAGAGCATGTAAAAAACGTGGTTAAATTTTAATAAGGCCGAATAATGCAGTATTTAAACAATAATATTCTTTGCCTTACCTATGACGAATTTATTGGTTTTTTCAGTTTGGAAACCTATAAAAGCGACAAAAAGCGTAATCTATTGACTGTTCACGGTCTCGGAGGTAATGGTCGCAAAGTATTTATTGAGTACGAAAGTTTACAGCCAAAGCGTAAAGAGGTTATCATTAAAAAGTATGGTAACCCTTACGAATACTTAGCAAAACAGCCAATCCTTGACCTTATAGACTGGGATTTGAAAGCTCACAGCTTTTATTCTGATTATGTGCTGCCTAATGGAGACAAACTGCCAAACACCGATACGAACGCAAAGGGAAAACCGCAGATAAACTATGTTGAGCGCTATACAAAAGCGGTAAACTGGCTGAATATGCTTGACAGGATCACATCTGATAAAAGAGCTTTAAAACAGCTTTTAAATATGTCCATTATGGATTTTTGGAACACTGTAGGCACCCTGATAGTTAAAGAAGATATCAAACTGCCGTCTGAGCGCAAAAGGTTGATCAATAAAGTAAAAGCCTTTACCCAGATCGCAAATGATGACGCCAGATACGAATCGCTTATCGACGTTAGCAAATTTGGTAATAACCACAAGGCTAAAATTAAAGGTGATGATAGCGAGGCCCTTTTGCTAAAGCTGCTCAGCGATCCAAGAAAGCAGGATTATACGGTTATTGCTGCTGCCTATAATATTTGGGCAAAAGGAGTTAAAAAAGAAACCATTACCGCTGGGGCTGTAGGCTATTTTGCCCGCAATAATGAGCATATTATCGCCCCTTTAAGGGATGGTTTAAAGAAAGCATCCAACATTTATACTAAAGATATTCAGCGTGCAAGGGCTACCGCTCCGCTACAGCTTATCAATGCGGATGATAACTGTCTTGACTTATTCTTTGAGGTGGAGAAACTTAAAGCAGATGGTAAAATACAGAAAAGCAAGCATTACCGTCCTATGCTGTACGTGATCATCGACACCTTTAACGATTACATTTTAGGGTATGCAGTTGGCGATACCGTCACCCATGAGCTTGTTTATTCTGCATTTCGTAATGCAATTAACCATATAGCCGACCTAACTGGTGGCTATTATCTGCCTCACCAGCTACAGACCGACCGCTGGGGGCTTGATGTAAAATATAAAAACCAACTGGGCCAGTTTTATGGCAAAGTGGGACGTTTTACGCCTCAGCAGCACGGGGTGCCACAAGGCAAGTATATTGAAAGATCATTTGGCACTGAGTGGCACCAAGTTCTTAAGGTAATGCCGACAAATAACTATGCGGGCCAGAATATCACCGCTAAAGAGCGATTAAGTGCTGAATATATCGTCGAAGCAAGCAAAAACTATCCAAGCGTTGACCGTGTACCGGAAATCGTGGAAAGCTTTATCAACGTTATGCGGATGAAACCAAACCCAAAAACCAAAGTTAGCCGACAAACCGAATGGCTGGAGGCTTTCATGGCATCTGATAAGAGCAAGGAAAGGGCTATCGATACAGGGCTAAAGCTCCAAATTTTTGGCAAAAGATACGAGATTCCAAAGAAGCCGGGCGAAATGGGTGGAACGATTACCAAGCAAGGTTTAAGCCCGGTTATCAATGGTCAAAAGATACTATTAGACCTGCCAGCCTCGGTAATTTGGGAGCATAACGGCAAGAAGGTAGACATCATCTATGATCCTGAAAACCTTCGTGAAATGATGGTAACTGATAACAAAAACCTTCGCTTTATCTGCGGCCAATACAACCGGGTTCCATCAAATTTTGCGGATTACAAAGAAGGCGACGGGGCCAGAATACACGGGCTATTTGAAGAAAAGAAAAATATCAACCGCCTAATGGCAAACACCATACAGGAACGATTAAAAGCTCTTCCGGCAGTAAACGCACAGAGTCTTTTGCAGGGAGGTGTATTGATAAAAGATATGAAAAACGAGGCGGAGGAAGCCTATCTGGAAGCACTCTACCAATCACAGCAAATTGAGGCACCAGTGATGGAGCTGCCAGCGCAAACAGAAACCAAAGCGAAGGTTAAAAAGGCGATAGCGCCTAAAAAGGACTTTTACGACTACTACTAATAACAAAAAAAAAGCTACTCCGGTGGGCGGAGCAGCCTTAACATTTTAAAAAGTGTATTATGAATACAGCAACAAAAGAACAAATTAAAGCCGACTTAGCCAACTATGTAGCAAAAGTAGGCAGTCAAATGGGAGCCAGCAAACGCCTACAAGGTGTTAGTAACGGCACAATTAGCAACATCCTTGCGAGTAAATGGGCCAATATTTCGGACGAAATGTGGTTCAGCATCCAAAAGCAGGTGAAGATAAGCGGGTGGATGCACTCGGACACTTCTTTAAGCGGTTTTATGTCATTCCTGTACAAGGATGTAATGCTTTACAGCGAGGTTAGGTGTGTTATTTCTCCGAGTGATACAGGCAAAACGCACTCCGCCAAAAGGCATGTTTCTGATAACGAAAATGCTTTCCTCGTAAGCTGCGACGAGTGCATGACCAAGCGCGATTTCTTGGAGGCTATCCTTTCAGCGATGGGCAAAACGGCAGATGGAAAGACAACGAGAAAGCTGTTAAACGCAGTAATTGAAAACCTTTTAAAAACCGAGCATCCACAAATTATTTTCGACGAGTTCGATAAAGTTAGAGACGAAATTTTCCTTTTCCTTATCAGCTTTTACAATGCTACAGAAGATAAAGCCTCGCTTATTATTCAGGGAACGCCGTATCTAAAAAAACGCATTATTGATGGGGTTAAAAACGGTAAAAAAGGCTTTGTGGAGGTATTCACCCGTATCAATAGCCGCTTTGTTGAGCCGCCTCAGAACGAACAGGACGAGCTTAAGGAAATCGCCCGAATCAATGGCGTTGATGACGAGGAAGAGCTTATCCGTATCACCAATGATGCTGACGGAAGTATCCGCAGGATCAAATCATCAACCAAAGTTTATTTACGCAGACCTAAAAACCAAGCAGCATAATGAAATTATTCCAAACACCAGCAGGCAGTTACTTCAAGATAGAGGCAGACAGCCATTTATATAAAATGATTTTTAACCAACCGGACGGCGTGACTTTTTTTTCGTGTGATATATACGGCGATAGAATTGGTGCTGACATTGATATCGAAAACTATCAGGATTTACAAGCCAATTGCGAGTACGCCCAGCCAGATACTTTAACAGAATGGGAAGCCATTCCAGAGGCTGTAAACGTGATCAAAATAGAAGCAGCTAGCGAGGAATATATCTGCGAGATAGTGGCAACTAGCGAAGGCGATACGCTAACAGAAAAAGACTGGGAACACGCAAGGCTTATCGCAGCCGCGCCCAAGATGCGTGACCTTTTGATCACTGACCAATGGGTGCTAAAGGACTTAATAGGATGGTTAGAAAAGGGTGATTTAAGGCCAGTTGTAGCGACTTTGAAAACCCGTTTGCATGAAAATACAGAGCTTTTAAACATCATTTCAGGAAAGGATAAATAAGTCATGAAAAAGTACCACAGAATAACACCATCGGGCATTAGCCATAAAAATGAGGCTAATTATCACAGGCATTTCAGACAGCCAGAACCGCCCAAAATAGTGCTGATTAGGTTCGTGGATGTTGGGCAGGATTTCAGGGAATGGACGGTAAATGCTCAAACGGGCGAAGTTGTTGCAAGTGACGGACAGCCCGGTGCGTGGGAAGGCAAATTTGTCGACGAACCGAAGCATTTAAAGATCGGCGACCGGGTGCAGATATCCGATCAGCCTATTGATCCCACAAACGAAGAGCAAGAATTTTCAACCATTAATTACCCAGTCCTTAAAATCACAATACGATGAACGCACAAAAATTTATAAACGAAGCAAACAAACAGCAGGTGTGCAAGCTGCTTGGATGGTCTCTGGCCACGTACACGCAATACCAAGAAAATAAGGGATTGGAGTATTTGCGGGATGTGGTATGTGGTGACCTATGGAGCGTAAACAACGTAGCCAAAACCCCGCTATTCTGGAAATGGTGGATAAACCACTGGAACGCCCGGGATAATGAGTTTATCACAACCATTGCTTCACAATGGCCGAGCGATTGGCTCAGAAGGAAATATGACGACCTGAACGCGGTTGAGGGTTTTACGTTCTGGCCGCATAAAGTAATCATGGAGCAGAGCTACGCGATTATGGTCGATGAAATGAATAAAGAGGCGGTGAAGGTATGAGCAGTGAAGAGATAATCGGGATTGTTGAGCGTGTTACGGGGGTTAGTCTTGATCAAATGCTCAACAGCAGAAAAACGGAGGTGGTATGCGCGCGCCACGTTCTTACGCTAATCCTGTTCGAGGAAAAATGGCGGAAATCAAAAATAGCGAGGCTGCTCAACCGGAACCGCACAGCAATAGGTAAGGCCCTGATCGTGGCAGATGAACTGATCACAACAAACAAAAAATTTAAAGCAGACTATCTAGGCTGCATAAGGATAATAACAGAAATAGAAGACTCATGCGATACAAATCTAATGAAAGCCAGCTAACCTCTATTGTGAGAATACTGGATGATCTAATCACCAAATACCCAGCTAAAACAGTCGGTGAAGAGATTATCGAAGAGCTGGTTAACAACGTTTTTATCAAGCTACAGAAAAAGGCAAACCAGCTGTACGCCAACAAAAACGGATGGGCATTTAATCTAACGACTCTGGAGGGGAAGGCGCTATGGATTTACTTTCAAACCACCTCAATGGACACGGATAAGTTTCCTTACGAGGCTACTCAGGTTCAAAAACTTTTTACTGAATTAGACAAAGAATATGCAAGAACTAAAAGCAAAAATCACGGAGACAGAACACTGGCTCCGGGAGCATCCAAACGGAGACTGGATAGCCCGGCACGACAAAATTAGGGAGCTGGCACAATTAAAAGAACAATTAGAAAACGAAGAAAATGGAAACAATGACTAAACAACAGGCAATCATCGAAACACTAAGCACAAAACAGCTTGAAGAGCTTTTAGCTACCAAGAAAGCAAAGGACAGGCAACAACGTGAAAACGCCCGCAAACAGTACGAAAAAGGCAGGGATTCAGCGGTTGAATCACTTTTCGAAGAGGCTGACGAACTGGCTTTAGCAAATGCCAGGTTCAAAAATAAATGTCATATCGTTATGCAATCGCAGCATGAAAAAATAAGCGAATATGGCGGGATAAGAAGTAATAGCAAGGGAGGATTTGAGCTTACTCACAGCGACGGTCAGCGAGCTGTGAAACGACGTAGGGATACTGATCCAACTTGGGACGAGAGGGCTACCAAAGCCGTTGAGCTTATTAAAGAGTTTCTGGGCGATACCGTTAAAAAGCGTGATGCTGAGCTGCACGATATCCTTATGGAGTTTATCGAGAAAAACGACAAAGGCGACCTTGAATTTGCGAAGGTGATGAACCTTTTTAAGCATCAAGATAAGTTTGTCGATACCCGATGGGTGAATGGTTTACAGCTGATAAAAGAGAGCTACAGCCAGAGCTTTAAAGCTTACGGGTATGAGTTCAGGCGCAAAAACAAAGCTGGCAAATGGGAAGGTTTAACGCTTAATTTTTCAAGTATTTAATATGGCAGTTTTCATAGTAAAGCACAAGGTTTTTGAGCCTAACGCACCAATGGTTAAGTTCAAACCCGCAACAGCTACGACACTGGTAAATGCTAAAAACAAGGCTGAGGCAATCCAAAAGACGAATGCAAATCTCGCCGAAAAAATTCGAAAACAGTATCCGAAAGCAGATTTTAAGCTGATGGATTGTAAGCGGTTAAATTATCAGTTTTTCGTTCAATAAACCCGGTCGGCAATCTCCACGGTTCGAGACCGTGGCGGGTGCAAACATTTAATATTCACACTTAAAATTAAAACAATGATCAAAAACAAATTCAACATTGGCCAGCGTGTAATTGGCATTATTGGCGGCAAGGCAAAAGAAGTAATCATTAGCTCGATAGAGGCGGATGGAGATAGCTTAAAGTACAGTTTTGAGGCTCGGGCGAGTTCTATTAAAGTCCGCGCGGGATACGATCCTGCCGCATCCGCCGTGGCAGTACGCCTCGGCGGCTTAAGTGATGTTTGGATGGATGTAGTTTACGATTTGGCTCAATACAATGAGAAACTTTCTGAAAGCGAAATTTTTGAGAATGAGGAAGATTTCAGGGCAAACGTAAAAATCAACGTGATTGCTCCCACTACCGAAGAGCTGAAAGGAAAGCTCCGCGGCTTCGACACTGGCGACAAAGAAATCAACCAGATTATCAAAGCAGTAGTATAACCCGATTGGCAATCTCCACGGTTCGAGACCGTGGCGGGTGCAAACATTTTAAAAACAATAATTATGAAATCATTACACATTTTTTTGCTAACCATTGCCGCTATGTCGGTACTGCTTGCGGCCAATAAGCTAATACCTGATCTGGCATTGTTTACCCTTCTGTTGTTGGTGTTCGTCTTTGGTACAGAGCGTACGGTTAAAGCAATTCAAAAAGGCAAATAGGTCATGGAGAAAAACTATCATGATGTACACGACAACAAGGCTGGCGTGTTCAATACCAGAAACGGATTGCTGGTTGATCTGCACAACCCGACAGTTGATATGATCATCGTTGAGGACATTGCCCATGCACTTAGTAATATCTGTCGGTTTGGTGGGCATACCGCAGGGCATTACAGCGTTTTGGAGCATAGCTATCTTGTGGCTGCTTTGGCGCCCTTACAATACCGCGCAGAGGCTCTAATGCATGATGCGGTCGAAACATATTTAGGCGATGTGATAAAGCCTTTAAAAAACATACTTGGCAGGGTATACACTGATTTAGAACACACTTTCGAAGAGCTTATAATCGAAAAATTCAACCTAAATAGGGATTCTTTAGACGCGATAAAACAATATGATATTGAAGCTTTAGAACTAGAGCATCGTGCTTATATTCTCGATGAGCCGAGCGCAATAAACAGTTTAAGGGGTGCAATAAGATTTCAAAGTGGCGGCTATGTAAGTAAAGTAAATCTAAGGTGTCTATTCTCTGACTATTTCAATAATCAAAGATAAGTATATGGCACAGTTACCAGATTTACTCCATAGCATTCAGCTGCTCATTGCTGCCTTTATCATAGGAATATGTATGGATTTGCCCGAGCATTACAGAAAGCAAAAACGTAAAAATGAGAATTTATAACCATGAAGTGTGGCGCATCTGTGCAAGCTGTGGCGGCTGGTTTGATCTGCGCTTAAGCCCAATCTGTGACCACTGCGGCCACGATAACGAAAAGAATTTAACACCCTTTAAAGCACCTTTAAAATGCAGCGAAATGAAGTAACTACGGCAGGAGAACTATCGATCGGCGACGTTTTTTACAAGCTGAAAGACAAAGCCAAAAAGCCCTACGAAAAAGTAGAAGGCGAAGCTAAAGTAACTGAATATGCCACCTACTCGGTAAATGCCCGTAGGCACGGCCAGAAGCATACCGATAGCATGAAGAGCAACACACAGGTTGTGTTTTTGCGGAGTGTATCGGCTAATCACCCGATAATTTAAAATATCGGCTAATAACACGATAATATGAAAAAGACAATAACAACAGTATTGATGCTCACTATAGTAGCATTTTCAGCTTGCACCGATAAGAAAGGAGCAAAAAAAGCCCTCGAAAGAAGTGGTTATAAGGTGATCACCGTTGGTGGTTATGATTTCACTACCGAAAGTGAGGACACTTACCAAACGAGATTTAAGGCAGTGGCGTTAAATGGCGATACCGTAACGGGGACAGTAAGCAAAGGCACATTTGGTAAAGGCAGCACCATACGGCTAGACGATTAGAGAAAAGCGAAATGAAGAATAAACATACAGTGATGTTGCTGGCAGCCGGGCTGCTGTCAGCATGTTTGCCAAGGGAAGAAAGAGCAAAGAATTTCCTCGAAGGTAAAGGTTACGAAGTTATCAGCGTCGGTGGAGTAAACTTCCAGAATGAGAGTTTAAAAGTTTTAGCAATATCTGCTGAGGGCGATACCGTTACCGGAACCGTTAATGTCGATGGCTTTAAAACAATACTTCGGGTAAAGCCATATAGGAGAAAGTGAAAGCCTTTCTGATCTATTACGAGCCGTGGAAAGAGCGGCTACAGCTACCCGAAAGCGTGGTAGTTGTAGCCGAAACGGCTGGCAAGGCAGAAACCTATTTTAAAAAACACTATGCCGCAAGGCTATTACAAACAATACCAATCAAACAGATTTAATGAAAGTATTAGGAACATATCAATTTCAGCAGAAAAAATTTAAGCTCATGGGCTTAAAAGGCGAGTTCGCGCCGCACCTCGGCGATATACCTTTTGCTTTTGTAATGGAGATATTCGGGAACAGCGGAAACGGAAAAACTGAGTATTGTATCCGGTTTGCAAAAGCACTGGCAAGTCATGGGAAGGTGGCTTGGTTCAGTTATGAGCAGGGCCACGGCTACGATTTGCAGCAGGCCGTCAACCGCAACAAAATGAATGATGTAAACGGACAGTTTTATATCATTGACCCGAACGACGGCAGGGAAAAGAACAAAAGCTATCTTGAAGAGCTGGACGATTACCTGAGCAAAAGAAACAGCCCGGATTTTATATTCATAGACAGTATAGATTATACCCGCTTTACCTTCGACGACTATACCTTTCTTAAAAACAAATTTGGGAAGCGTAAGGCTTTTATCTTTATTAGCCACGCCAACGGGAAACGCCCTAAAAGCGCAATAGGTGAAAGGATTTTGTACGATGGAGGTATTGGCATCTATATCGACAGGTTTATCGGCACAGTCGTTAAAAACAGGTTTGGCGGGTTTGAGGATTTTATGGTATTCGAACAGAGGGCAAGGGAATTAAACCCTGCTTACTTCCTTGCTAAGGTAAAAGCGCAATCGGGAGCTAAACAAGGGGGATTATTTGAAGAAAAAAGCAGTGAAAACCCGGAAAAAATGCACATACCCCCACCCGAAACTATAGGGGTAAGTGCAGAAAACACCCCGATTAAAGAATCAAAAAAAGCAATTAAAACCCCTGTAGAAGTATGATAAAGTACATTTTAACCAGTCCTAAATTTACCGGAACCATCACCTTTGGCTATGATGATGGGTATTTAGCTCTTTTCCATAACGAAAGTGAAATGACGAAAGAGCAAAAAGAATGGCTTTTGAGGCATCTACCCGGTAACGAACCATACCTTATAAACTTTGCCAATGTAGTGAAAGGCGAAATTAAAGAAGTGCCAGCTGATCTGAGCTTCGAGACCTTTTGGGAAAAGTACGATAAGAAGATAAATAAAAAACGCTGTGAGCCGATGTGGAAAAAGCTTAGCGATGCCGAAAAGATGCAGGCAATATCAAATATAAAGCAATACGAAGGCTATCTGGAACGTACGGGTTTCAGAGGTAAGGCAGACCCCGAAAACTACCTTAAAAAAGAGCATTATGCTGTCGATTGGAAAAGGGAAAAGTAGCAGATACGGAAACCCGTAATTAAAATTTAAACACACGATTTACCTTTGAATTAATATGAGTAAAGGCAACATTTGGCGGCAGATCAATAGCGACAGTGATCTGCCATACGACAACACTAATGTCAAACGATATGTGGCGTATAACGCAGAAACGGATTTCTTTAAAAGGATTCCGGTAACAGCTGATTTTATATGGAAAATGTATCAGGCAGAAGAAGTAACACACTGGGCCTATGTTGGCATCGACAGTGGTAAAAAACCAACGGATTAAAATGGAAAAGATAACAATGCCCCAACTGATCAAAATAAAAACCCTCATGAGCAAGCAGGGCCTGATCGAATTTAGTAAAGACCTTACGCACTCCTTCACGGATGGAAGGGCAACAAGCGTTAAAGAAATGTATTCCCATGAAGCATGGCTGTTGATTAAACACCTTGACGACGAAGGCGTGGAGCCGACGCCTAAAGAAAAAATGCAGCGTAAGATTTTAAGCATGGCCCATGAGCAGGGGTGGAAATTACCGGGCGGTAAAATAAATATGGGTAAGGTTAACGGCTGGTGCTTGAAGTATGGCACCCCTTTAAAAAAGCCTTTCAACGACTATACAGTTGACGAGCTGCCCGCGCTTGTGACACAGTTTGAAAAAATGTACACAAAGCACTTAAACGCTGTATAATTTTTATACTTTTGAATATGAAAAAATTGATACTCTTAATGATGCTGGCACCATTAGGTTTAATGGCCCAGAGAAAAGCAACCGCAAAAACGAACGTTCAGGCAGGGGCTTTGGTTAATAAATTGCTTGCTGAGTTTGGTGTTCCGCAAAAGCTTGATTTTACGAAGGATTACAAGCCAGTGGAATCAAAGGAAGTGTTTTTGATCACGGGTAACCCGGTTTTCACAAAGTATAAAGTTTATTATAAAGATGGCTTAATTGAATCGGTAGCGGTTATGGCGAAAAGCCCAAAAGAATTTAGAGATAATAAAGAATATATCATTTCGGCAGTTAGGCGAGTTCTGGGTAAAGAGGTAGATGTTAAATTGGATAGCTTTTCAGAAGAGTATCGTTTCAATAAAGATAAAGATAAAGCTGAAATACATTTCAGTTCAAGTTTTAACGAAGACCCCTTCAATAACATAAACCTTTCGGTTTTAAAATAATACAGGCCCCTATAAGGGGCTTTTTCTTTTAATAAGATTTTGCAAAATGGTGCAAAACCCGATTTGCAAAATGCCTCATTTTGACGTTACTTTTGTAATACCAAACAAAACAATGATCAGGGGCGCTCAAACAATTACATCAATCTTTCCTGTAGCTTTCGAAACCGACGCAAAACGCAAAGGAAAAAGAAGTGTGTTTGCATCTGAGCGTGATGCCTGTATCGCCTATAGGTTTTATTTTCGCTATCATATCCTGCGCGAAAGGTTTGATGATTCTGTCGCGAATATGGAAAAGGAGTTTTTTTTGAGCGGCAGGACTATTGTCGATAAAATTTCCGAACTACAGCCATTGCTTAAGGATATTGTAGGCAACGCCCCAGACCGTAAGCAGCTGCGTAACCGTTACCCTCATTTTAACTGGAATTAAAATATAAAAGCCCTTTAAGGGGCCTTTATATTTAAAATTCTTTTGTGTAGCTCGTGGTGAAAGTCAACCTCACCACTTCGAAATCTGACCTCATTTCCTCGACAACTGATGTACATTCCCAAGGGTTCATTTCCGCGTCTGTAAAGCCCTGAAACAAGGCTTCAATCAATTCTACTGTGTCATAGAAGTTAAGCGCCAGAGAGAGCCTGCCAGCGCCTGAAATGCTGCTTGTATCGCCAACCCTCTCAAAAGCCAGCCTAATGCTGATCTGCGCATTGCACATTTGTATATCGGAGGCTAAGTTTTTGCGTTTTGGTGCCGAGACGGTGACCAGTGCGCAAGGAAATTTTACAGATGGGCGTTGCTCGTAATGGTCTAACTGTCCGCGGTCTTTATCGACAAATTTTATTCCTGGTACTTCGCCGAACTTTGCCAGCGTTTTTAAATATATATTTTTCATTTTAAAAGGTTTTAAAAGAGGTTTTAAATCTGTTTTTAATGGTATTTAAAAGGATTTCACTTTTTCCTGCGAATTGCCTCTGCGGCATTTTGAAATCCACCTTTCTGGAATGGGCTTTGATCTTTACCCGCTTTCCTTTGCCCATAAAATTGTTATTGATATAGGGGTTTATCTTCCAAGTGCCTTTTACCCTTAGTCCCTCATTGTGAACCCGGGCATACTTAACCCTGCTATTTCCAGCGCTAATAGTGACCTTTGCAGGCGAAACAAGTGTCGGCCTAATGGATGACGCCAAATTGTTTGTGCGCTGCATTAAACTGCCCCTTTTTGGCTCTTTCCTCGACCCGTAGGCGGGCCACGGGTTCCCGTCAAAGCTTTTCGTCCTAAAGCTATCTTTGAAAACCTCCACGGCGGTTTCCGCAACCATGTTGGGCAGGTATTCCGCGAACCTGCTGTCGATGCTTTCAAAAAAAGCTGTTAGCTTACTATCAAAGTCTTTCATTTTAATGTATTTTGAATTGGCACTTTAATTGCTATTTTTGTATTGTAGCCTTTCGCGATAAGCTGGAGCCGTAAATAAGGTTATACGGTAGCCAGCGGCTGAAATCACAGCGTGAATTGCCGCATAACCTTTCTAAAGCCCTGCATTTATGCAAGGCTTTAGTTTTTTACAAGCAATCCTTTTCTAAGCTCGTTTGTTGTCACGGTGTACCAAGTTTCAATTTCAAGCGTCAGATCATCTTTTAACCTTCCAATAACAACCAGCGTAAAATCGCTGTAATGTTTTAGGTACACGTAGTTATTAAGCTTGCCACTGCCGTAGCTTCCAAGCCAAACCTCGTCCGGTTTTTTTAACACATCGCCCAATTCTGATAGGTATATGTGTCTGTCTGCATACTTCTCGATATTAGCATTGGTGTGCTTTCTGATCGTCGTTTTGCTGATCTGTAGCTTTCTTTTGTTAAAGTCATCTAAAACGTATTTTTTGGTATTCAGCACCGTAATACTGGAAATAAAATCCTCGATTGCCTCTTCCCGTTCATCCGCTCCGAACTTAGCTACAAATTCAGCTGCCTTACTTTTTTCATAAACCGTCTTTATATCATCCAGTTTATAATCTGCAAATCCCAGCTTTTCCAGCGATGTGATCGCCCCAGACAGGTTGCTGGTATAATTCTGGTTTTCGGTGAATACTTCGCCTTTGTCCGCCCGGTTTATTCCCCATCCGCTTTTCACTTCCTTTTTGTAGTATTCGCTTTCCATATACTCGGCGACCTTTGCCTCGCTCTGGGCAAGCTGCTCTTTGGTCACTTCGCCTTTTGTTCTTGCGACGATAAAACAGCGGCAGTTCCAATCGTTCGGCGGAAATATCTTTTTCCATGCCGGATGATCCCACCGCAATATGATCCCCTCTAACAGCTGGTGCGCAAACCTTACCTTTTCATCCCCTGCGGTTTTGTATTCCCAATAAGGAAATATTTCCACCTGCTTCATGAGCCTGTTGTAAGTTGCGGCACTTTCACCCACGGCTATAGCGGTATTGTATTCAGTCTCCAGCCAGTCGCGGTTATGTACCTTCAGCATTGAACTTGCCGTATCGTAAAACTCTTTGAAGGTTTTACTCTTGCGGAACAGCTCGTTTAGTTTTTGGGCTTCAAACAGTGTTTTTACCCCAGCAAACCTAAATAGGTTCATTTCGTAGGCGGTAAGTGCTGCCGGATCATCCACGCCGTATTCCATGCCCAGACTGGCAAGTTTTACGGGCTTGGTTTTCCATCCGTCCGAAAAACCGCTAATCAGCGTCCGTGCAGTATAGGCATAAAGCCCGCTATCGAAAACCATTTCCCCCTCAGCATCCCAAGCGCGCTTTATTAGTCCGTCGGAAAGGCTGTTATAGACCTTGTCCGCTACGAAAAGTGCAAGGTTAACTTTAATATGGCGATCTCCACAACACATCGGATTTGTCGCCCCAGTCGTCAGGGTTAGCTGAGCTGGGGCGGGTTGAAAAAGCCTAACAATCCTTTTCCAAAGTGATGGGTTTATGGTTAGTTCTTCCTTTTGATTACCTGACTTTTTGCCTCTTTTTTCCTTCGGAGGCACGGGGGTATCTGCATTTTCCTGCACCTGTTTTGCTGCTAAATCTGCGTTCTTTCTGTCTTCAATGGCTTTTTTTAGCGCATCGTAGTTTTTCGGCCTCGGCATCCCGTATTTTTCGTAAAAGAAATCATCATCGTAAGGGATGCCCAGCTGATCCGCCATTTTCATGTGTATGTCGAATTGCTCTTTTAAACTGAGTGCTGTTTTATCCTTTAGTACAAAAGTTCCGCCCTGTGTGTTGAAACCTGCGGCAATCAGGACTTTGATAAATTTGCTGTTCAGGTTTTTGCGTACGAATGTAAGGTCGGTTTCATGCTTTTTGTTGTCTGCGTTCTGGTGGACTTCTGCCTGAGCGTAGCCACTGCTTTTGCTGCTCTCGGTTGTCTCGGTAGTTCCAAGCAGCGCCTTACTGATATAGCCATCCATTTTGGTAGCGAAGGAATCCTGTAGCTGACCACTCGCATTTCCGTTATTCCCATGAATTTGCAAATCAGTTCCCTTTGGCCTGATGATAATTCCACCGCCTCCCATACTCTCGAATGTCTGGGCAAGCGCTTTTCGCTGGCCCTCGTCGAAACCGTCCCAAGTGGCGTCGATTATACCCCGCCCGAAAATCTCTATAAATTCCGCCCAGTCGCTAATGTCCCCCCGTTTTAAAATCGCATACATGCTTGCAGATAGCAAAAGGCCCAGGTCTTTTGGTTTTCCAAATTCCATGATGGTTTTTGCGTATATGCCTTCATGGATCATGATCCCCGTGTCGCCAACCTGATCCAGAGCAATCATGCCTTTTTCTGGCCTCATGTGCTTTTCCGGGATTTCATAGATTGAAAACTCGTTCATCCCGTTGTCATTGATGAAAAAACGTGGCTCGGCCATACTATAGCCCCAAGCTTTGCTTTTTAATATACAGGTAAGTAGCTCGTCCCAGCCGATACAATCAATCAGCTCGTTAATTTCGTCAACTGGGTTACCGTCCTTGTCCGTGAATATCCAGTCCGCCGAGGTGACCGCGTCAACACGTTTTCCCCATACCGCAATTACCTGAGCGTCCGTGGTGGATATATCGTGGTAAAGGTCGTATAGGGTCACGCGCCTTGGGATCATGTTTAGCGCTGCTTTCTGGGCGTTTCGCCAATCGGTCAGGCTCAGGCTCTTTACATTGTATGGCCTAATGGAGAGCTGCTGGGTGACCATAGGCTTTGGGGCCGATCCGGTAGCCTGCGGCTGCACCTTAGCCAGTGTTTTGTTTTTTCTTTTACTCATTGTCTTTAGTTGATGTAATTACCCCTTTTAGGGCTACTTGATACGTAAAAACTGCCTATCGGCAAATTGTCCTCCAACAGCGGCCAGCCGTCCGGCGCAGGCTCTTCTTTGATCTTTTGAAGTTCCTTGACTGCTTGCAGATATCTTTTCTCTGCGAGATCGAGATCGATATTCACATTACACACCGCAATGAAATGCCATTTGGCAATGTCTTTAATGTACATGATCAGATCAGTGTAGATTTCTTTCTCTTCCCCTTCGCTTGCGAAAATGGCAGCGACGTCAAATCGCACCAGTGAGCGCATAACCTGCCTGATTGCCGCCTTAATTGCGGCGTCAAGCTTGCTGTCATCATCATTGCTTATCGCATCTATATTATCCTCATAGATATGCGTCGTAAAATCTTCTTTGCTTATAAATGCCATGTTATACACGTTTAGCGCCACGGGATGCCGTGGCTATTGTTTGAATGTTTCCGATATTGTTTTGGGCTTTTTCATTTACCACATAGATGGCGCCTTCTACGCTATCCGGCCCGTCGTCGTGCGCCCTGCTTTTAGGGCTTAATGCAAGGAACTGGCCCTCCATAGTCTTCATGTGCTGGGTTTCTTTTTCCAGCTCGTTGAAGATCAGTTCGCCGTTCCGGTTGAGCGGTTCGAGCGTACTTTCGATCCTGTGGTATTTGTCCGGTTTATCCCGTTCGTCTGCCTTTGGGTTCAGGGTCATCCCGTGGCGCATGTTTGCCTGTACGATCTCCAGTTTGAGCATGTCGTCTATCCACGGCCATTCGATGTAGAAATAAATAGGAACCTCGCCATTGACATACTTTAAAATCTCGTAGTTCCAGTCGAGCATTTCGCTGGTGTTTACCTGAGCGCAATAAATTTTGATCACATGGTATTCGTTTTTCCATCGTCCCACCAAAACGGTGGCCTTGAAATCCCCCTTTTTCTTGTAACTCGGATCGGTGTAGGCCACTAAATATTTGTAGTCACGCAGCTTGCGCATTTTCCCATATCGCAGGCTCGGAAAAACCTTCCCTTCGGTAATCGGATTATTATAGTATTCGCCCTGAATGGCTTTGTAACTTAGAAAGCGCAAAGCAATATCGATCGCCTCTTCACTGTTTTTTGCTGGCCAAGTGCTTTTTCCGTTTTTGTCCCGGATGTTTACGATTTGATAGTAATCGCAAGCCTTCATGGCCCTAAGCGTGCAGCAATCCTCGGCTATTATATTCCCGTTCCAGATCACCAGCAAAGGGTTAGATATTGAACGCGTACCTAAGGCCGCGCGCTCCACCCAGTCCCATTTCTGGTTTACAATATCCGGGTTACGACATTCTTCGTCCGTGTCGAAATCGTCAAAAACAATCCCGTCCGGCCTGATCTCTTCCGCCCTTAAACCCCTTGCCTTACTGTGCCACCCAAGCGCTGTAAAAGCAGCTCCGTTTTTCGTTACGAAACGGTGTTCTTTCCACTGTTTATGGCCTTTTTGTGTGCCGTAATCATGGATTAGCCGGGCATTGCGTTCTAGGTTGATTTTTATCGGCGTGATAAACGCGATGGCAGATTCTTCGGTGCTGCTGATGTAGAGCCAGTTCCGTTTCTTGCCTGTAAGCGTGAGGTACAAAACCTCCATCATGGTACGGCCTGTTTTACTTAGCTCCCTGCTCCAAGGCCGTACTTCGAACCATTCAGGATTCCCAAGAATACGGCGGGTACTGGCCTTATGGAATCCGGCGGGATCTGCTGTACAGTATTTCTCGAAGTGGTAAACGAACCAATGCTCTGGGTAAGCTTCCTGAGCTGAAATACGGGCAGCTTTTTGCAAAGGTGTTTCGCCAACAGGCAATGGACTTTGCCTATTGGTGTCCTCGACCAGTGCGTCCCAATCTATGAACGCCCGTTTGATATCTGCTGTAGTGGCGTTCATTATTTTAAAAGGGTTTTAAGGTAAATGTCTGCCCACTTTATTATCGTGCGCGCATCTTCCAGCTCTTCGTTACGTACAAATTTTACAAGCCCCGTTAAAGCGGCCACAATTTCAGGGATTGCCGCTTCAACCTGCAAGTCGGATATATCCTTTACGATCATCCTGCGCACTAATGCAAGTTTGTGCGGAGCGAACCGCTCGCCCTGCGGCATGTTTTTTACGGCGTTCGCAATTTCCGTCAGCTCATCGTACAGATCGGCCATTCTTTCCTCCCGGGTGAGGATCAGGTTTTTTTTCAGCCGTTGCCACTCATGCTCATGTTCCTTGAACCATGTGCACATTGTGTTTTTGCTTACGCCGACACGTTCAGCCAAGACTTTTTGTTGGGTGATGTCCTCATGGATGTAAAGCGATTTTGCTATCTGCTTTAACCTTTCCAAGTCCTCTTTCGAGAGCCGTTTTGATTGCTTTTTTTCTGCCATAACAAGTCAAAAATGCACACTTATACAGGGGGTAAAAAACGCACTTGCGCTATCACGGGAGTTATTGCCGTGATTACGTAAAACAGCTCCCGTGATATCGCAAACCGATTTTTTTAGGCGTTTTTACTGGGTTACGTTTGTGCCAACAATCACCAAAAAGCACAGATGAAAATAGCAAGTAAACGCATCATTCTCACAACCGAAAACGTGAATAGCCACGGGTTCCGGGTTCTTACAGATGGCATCGATACCACCCAGTTCGAGAACAACAACCCTATTCTTTTATGGATGCATAACAGGGCTTGGGGCAATAAGGAAAACGATATCCTGCCCCTTGGAAATGTCGTCGAACTGAAAAGGGAAAATGACCCTGTACTCGGCAAGATCATAACTGGTTTGCCTGTGTTCGACGAAACCGACGCATTTGCTATGCGTATTTATGAGAAGTACGAAAACGGGACTATCCGAATGGGTTCTGTTGGTCTCAGGCCAATTGGCTGGAGCGAAGAACCAGAGCATCTTTTGCCGGGCCAGTGCGGTGCAACATTGGTTAAGTCACTACTGGAAGAATATAGCCTTTGCGATATAGGCAGCAATCCCAACGCTGTGCAGATTGCTCTATACAACGATAACAACGAACTGGTGACGCTTTCTCTTGAAGGCGAAAACGCCACCATCCCCCCGCTTAAACACCCTTTAATTATATCAGAAATGGAAAAAATCCAATTATCCGCAGAAAAAGCGGCCGCATTGCTTGGGCTGAAAGCTACAGACACCCCAGCAGTTTATGAGGCGAAAATCGCAGAAGTTGTTCAATTGTCAGCAATGCAAAAAACACAGGTAGAAAACCTGACCAAAGAAAAGTCGGAGGCGGAACTCAAGATCGCTCAGCTGACCAAAGATTTGGAAGCCGAGAAAACAGTTCAGCTGACTGCTAAAATCGATACACTGGTTCAGGGCGCTATTGATGCCCGCAAAATCACAGCCGACGAAAAAGAAAGTTACGTGGCCCTTGCTAAAACTGATTTCGCGACCGTTGAAAAAATCCTTGGTGGAAAAGCCGAAACGCCTACAGTTGAGGTTTTGCTTGCGCAGCAAAAAAGCAAAACCGTTGAGGATTACTCTGGAAAAACTTGGGATGATCTGGATAAATCAGGAAAGCTAGTTCAGTTAAAAGCCTCGAACCTGCCGCTGTTCAGTTCGCTGTATGAAGCCAAGTATAACAAACCTTACAAAGCTTAATCATTCGCTAAACCACCACAAGCAAAATCACACACAAAACACTAACAATTAAAATCTGTAAAATGAAAAATTTAAATCTTAAGCCATTAAATCTGGCTTACAACATCCTTTTCTTCGCTTTATTATTCGCCTGTGTCGGCATTAGTGCCGCTTGGGCCATTCCTGCGGGAACGGTTACTGGTGTAGCCCTGGGCTTTGTGCGCACCCCTAAAGTTGCGTTGTTCATGGCGCTACAAAAGGAAATTTGGGAAACCCATATTCAGGAAGCCGTTTTCGCGGACAATAAATTCTTGACCACCTTAGACCAAGCCGATAAGGAAAATATCGATGGCCGCGTCGTTCATATCCCGCAGGCAGGTCAGGCCAGTAACGTTGAGAAAAACAGAACGCAACTTCCTGCAACCCCGGGCGAGCGAACTGATGATTTGGTGTCATATCAAATCAATGAGTTTACCTCTGATCCTTTCTTTGTAAGGAACGCCGATACCGTCGAGCTTTCCTACAATAAAAGGGATTCAATCCTTAAACAAGATCGCCAGAACTTGGCAAAAGAAGTTGCACAGGATGTTTTGTTGTCAGTTGTTAAAGCTCAGGTAGGCGCTAATACTGACCTTCCGGCATCTAGCATTTTGGCGACTAATGGCGCAGCTGTTCCCGCTTCTGCTCCGGGAGCGACAGGTTCGCGTAAAGCTTACGCTCTTAATGACCTGCAAAGAGCTCAGGCGTTTTTTATGGCTAAAGATATGTGGACAGAGGACAAAATGTTCGCCCTGTTAACGCCTCAGGCAGCTGTTCAAATGTTTCCTGCGGATAGCATTGTAACCGCAACCTATATGAATGCCGTATCACCGGAAGAGCGCAAAGCTGGGATCATGTACAAAGCTTACGGCTTTAACATCATGGTAAGGTCAACAGTTTATGTATTAAACAGCGCTGGTGCCTTCAAACCACTTTCAGCTGCTACAGACGCAGCCGATAACGAAGGCGTGGTTTTCTACAATGGTGATGCTTTGGAATTTGCGATGGGTGACGTTGAGTTCTTCGAAAATGAAGGTGATGCCACCTTTTATGCGAGCGTTTGCTCTTTCTTGGTTCGTTGCGGTGCGCGTGCCAAACGTAAAGATTATTCGGGTATCATGGTGCTTAAACAGGCCGCTACGGTATAGGCAAATTAATCTCTCATAGCGGGCGGCTGTGCTGCCCGCTTAATTAAAAACTCCAGATGAAAAATTTCTTTTCCAAAATGCTTGCTACGTTCGACTACAGCAGCCTGTTAGAATTTGGCCATAGCCTGTCACTTACTATAAAGTATCGGTGGACGATGGTAACCTTTGGCTTTAGCGCCTCGCTGTTCCCATTGATCGACAGGCTTTTCGGCCTAGATGCTTTTGCCTTCGGTGTACTACTTGCGGTGTTTATTGTGGAGCTGACCAGTGGCGTTGTTGCCTCATACATCAAAAGGGAAAAATTTAGCAGCATGAAGCTCAGCAGGTTCACCTTTAAGGCCGCTATCTACATGCTCCTTATCTCAGCCCCTTACGTGATGGCGACCAATTTTAAAGCGCATAACCGCACCGCGATCGCTTTTATGTTCGACTGGCTTTACCTGTTTTTTGTCTCTCAGGTCGTGATCGAAAACCTCGTAAGCATTCTTGAAAACCTCGCAGTGATCAGCGGAAAAGATAAGACCCACTGGATAACCAAAATAAAGGAAAAATTCAACAACCTCATATCATGAGCAGAGCAGAAAAAATAATCGGTATCGCGCGAAGCTATATCGGACAGCTTGAAATAAAAGGCAATCAGGGCTTTGTAAATAAAGACTTTGAAAAAAAACTCCGTGGTGTCGGGTTTTACACTGGCGCTCCTTGGTGCGCGTTCTTTGCAAAGCTGGTTTATATGGAAGCTTACGCCGATAACAAGGCTTTAAGGCTTGCCATAGCCAATAACAGCAACGGAAGTGCTTTAGAAACACTAAGGAACCATGAAAACAATGGAACCTTTGCAATTGGCGAAATCCCTAAACCGGGTGCGATTGTGATCTGGCGCATGGGCAGGGGAAAAAGCGGCCACGTTGGCATCGTAGTGAGCGTCGATCTTAAGACCAACACGATGGAAACAATAGAAGGCAATACCAATGCCAGCGGAAGCCGTGAAGGTGACCGTGTAGCTGAAAAACCAAGAACCGTAACACGTCAGTTTCAGGATAACGGCCTGAACGTGGAAGGCTATATCTATCCATTCGAAATCTAAAAACCAATCATGAAAAACTTCATCAAAAGGCTGATTGCAGCCATCAAGTCGCTGTTTGGCGGACTTGCAAAAGAAAACCGGGACATTCTAAAACTTGCAGTAGCTATCGTAGACGGTATCTATACGGCTGTGGAAAGCCCGGCAGCCGACATTTTTACGGCTATTACGCCAACGGGCATAGATGATAAGCTGCTTACTTGGGCGCGTTTACGTTTGCCGAGCTTTTTAAAGCAGTTTAAATTATTTGCCTCCGTTGCCGAGCTAACAGACCCGCAGGAGATTATTGTCAAGGTTTCCGAAATCCTTCAAAGCTTGGATTTGGCGGATAAAAACGGTGAGCGTTTAAAAATCGCCGTTGCCCTTGCTGTCGACATTACCGCCGACGGCAAACTGGACTGGGCGGATGCGGTAAAAATTATTCAGGCATTAAAAGATAAAAGTATTTAAAAATGAAAAAGGAAAATATCGCGAGGGCCAAAGAGCTTTTCGAAAAAGAACCAAAAGTTGAAGAGGTTTATTTTACCACTGATGGTAACATGTTCAGGGCATTGCATTATGCCCGTGGATGGCAACCAGAAGGCATCGAAACCGTCCGCAGGTCTACAGTTGAGCTTGCGGAAAAAATTGATGAAATGGTATCTGGTAAGGCAGGCAAAGCAACGGTGGCGGCCCCGATCGTTCCGGTTGCTCCGGTTGTTCCATCGGCTCCCGTTGCACCAGTAGCCCCTAAAGTTCCGGTGGTTGCAGTTGTTACAGCTGTCACTAGCGACGAGCGTGCCGCCTTAGTTAAGCGTTATATCGAACTTTTTGATAAAAAGCCAGCCCAAAACATTGGCGACGCAACACTAAAGATGCGTATTGAAGAGAAAGAAGCTGCTTTAAAACTGGAAGGCAAGAAGGATGAAAAAGAGCAGGATTCGAAACAAGAAGGCGAAAAAGAAGAAGAAAAACCCGCTTTAAAAACCGAAGATAACCAGGAATAAAAACCAATTCAAAAACATCATTTAAAAGACTTTTAACGCTCATTTAAGCTTTTTAAAAACTTTAAAATCACTTTAAAACACTTTAAAATACAAAAATATGGCAAATCAATTTTCTTTCGGTTTAAAAGTAGGCGGCCTTAAAATTGGCGACGTTGCCGAAGATGGTGGCGCCGGAACTGTTCTGACCAATCCGGGGAAACCAAGACAGGACACGGTGAAAGTAGTGCCGGGTGATCCAACAGATAGTGAATTCTATGAGGAAGGTGTAAACTCATCTCCTGCGATTATTATATCAAAATTCGGTATCAAAGAAATTCAGTTCGACCTGTTAACTTTTGATAAACAGGTAATAGCCGACCTGACTGGCGGAAGTGTTACAAATGGTGTTTACTCCGAGCCTATAGGCCCTGTAAACATAGAAAAAACTGTTCAGTTAGAAGATACACAGGCAGAGCCGTGGCTTTATCCACGTGTTAAAATCAATGCTATGTTAATCGGTAATTTCAGTTCGACAGATGTTAACGTAGTTCGTGTAAAAGGGAAAGTAATGCAACCTACAAAGGATGGCGTTTCTGCATTCACATACGGTAAACCTGTAGCTCCCTAATGGAAAGCAACCGCATTGAACTTCAGGCGGCAGATGCATTACTGGACATAGGCGTCAAACTTCCCGTTAGGGCGCCTATGTTTCTAAGGATGTTTGGTATTAAGAATATCAACCTGATGATTAAGCAGCCGTACTCAGGAACCGGAATAAGAGCCGGGCGATTATATCTAAAGGCTCAAAAGAACGGTATTGATGCCGAAACGGTGACCGAAGCACTGGAGGTAAGGGAGCGTAACGCGATGCTGATCGCCCGAGCAGTGGCCGTTTTCGTGCTTAGGGGCAAGCTGTTAAGCTGGCTTTTTGCAAAGCTGCTTGCCTATTGGCTTATTGACGGCGTGCCACAGAAAACACAGTTAAACATCATGAATACCCTTGTACTTACGGGCATTGAGGATTTTATGATTACTATCAGATTGACAGCGCATCTGAAAATGACAGCGAGGAAACTGAGTCCGATGGAGAGGGAGAGTTAAGGGCTACTGGCCTAAATAGCTTCTGGGGCGTAAAGTACATGATAGCCGAAAAAACAGGCTGGAGTGATGACTACATCATGTGGGGCATTACTTGGTTAAACCTGCGCATGATGCTTGCCGATGCCCCCGGTACAACAAAAAAACCAAAAACGATCATGGTCGACGGCGACCAGCTTGCCAAACACTTAGGAATTAAGAAAAATGTCTGATTTAGATTTAGGAATAGATTTCGTTTTCAATACGCCAGAAGCCCAAGCGGCAGCTGCAAGCGTAAAGAACAATATCGGTGCTATTGGCAAAACAGCAGAGGACACTGCCGACCGTGTGAATAAAAGCATTGCCAATATCTCAGCATCCAATCAGGCAATTCTTGATAAATACGCCGCGATGGCAAAGCAATCGGATGATATTTATAAAGCGAAGCAGGCTGCCCTAAAAGGAGGCACGGAAACTCCGGCGCCGGAACTCAACAACCTACAAGCGGTAGCTAAGGAAATCGTAACCATAAAAGGTGCCAGCGAGGAAAATAATAAAGTTCAGGAAGTTGCAGGCGATATCATCGGCGATCTATCGTTCGAAACTTTTACTTGGGGCGGGATTATTTCACTTGTTACAGGGGTTCTGGTTAGCTACAAAGAAGAAATATTCGATTGGATCAGGTCATTGATCGAGGGTGAGGATAAAACAAAAGTAATTTCTGAGGCTCAAAGTGAGCTGGCCGCGGAAATGGGAAAAGCTGGAGAGGCCGCAGGTAAAGCTACGCTGGAGGTTGAGGGTATGAGGCAGAAATTTGAGCAGACACGCGAAGGCGTGCTGACTAAAACTGAGGCGCTCAAAAGCTACAATGATGGCATTGGCCGGACGCTTGGTTTTACAAATGACCTCAACACTGCGGAAGAGCGCACCATCCGTAACGGCGATGCTTATATCGAACTGATGTTCAAAAAAGCAAAGGCAGCCGCCCTGATGGCCCTTTATACTGATCAAATGAGTAAGGCTGCCGAGGCGCTTGCCAAAACCGATGATGATAGTGGGGATTTTATCCTTTCCGGTACCAAAGGGAAAGGACTAAAAACCGCTAAAGGAGACGATATGTTTGAGGCGAATGCTAAATACAATCGTGAGGAAGAGGCAAAACCGTTTCAGGAAAAATCTGACGCTTTCAAAAAAATGTGGCTCGACACCAACGAGGAAATGGCGGTGTTCGCGAAAAAGAACAAGTTGAACCTTGACCCTGCTACATTTAAAGAACCGAAAACCGATCCTTCAATTGAAGAGCGTAAACAATTGCTTGAGCAATTATCCAGACTGGACGATGAATATGCGAGAAAAAGCTTCACGCGGGACGAGGAAGAATTGCAAGCCCTTAAAGATAAGTTTGCAAGGATCAGAAAGCTTGTAGAAGAGTTTAACAGGGAAAACCCAAAGGCGGCGATCAGCCTTGTAGAACTAAATGCTACGCAGGCAACGGCAGAGCAAGATCTCGAATATAGGCAAAGGACAGCCCGCATAAAAACCGTGCTGGACGAAGAAAAAAAGCTTTATGATGCTTACGAGGAATATAAACTAAAACAGGGCAAAATCAAAGCTGATGAGCGCTATAAAAACCAAATTGATACTGATAAATCGTATTTGGAGGGTTTGGAGCAAAAACGAGCTGCCTTACTCGATACTGATCCTACGAAAATGGATGGTGGACAGAAAGAGCGACTTGCTGATCTTGATAAACGGATCAACGATGAGGTTAAAGCTCAGACAAAAAAACACGACGAGCTTTTAAGGGATTTGATGGGTTATGAGCAGACCCGAATCGCAATGGTTCAGGTCTATCAGGATAAGCGGTCGGAGCTGGTGATCAATGGAGATACTGCCGCTATAACGGTAATCGATAAAATCCACAAAGAGGCTATCAATGAGCTGGACGATCAGAATACCATGAAGCTCGCGGCTTTCAAAAACTTGTTCGATGGTATTGATAGACTGAGTGATAAAGCAGCTAAAAAGGTTGTGGTCGATGGAAAATCAATGCTAGACGCGTTGGTTGAAGCTGGTAAAGTCTCGCCAGAACTTGCCAAACAGATCAGGGAAAAGCTAAGCGACACCACCAGAGCGCTAAACGACCGATTGCCTCAGAGACTTAAGCTGGCCGGAAACGAACTGAAGGAAATTGCCAGCACAGTTGGCAAAGTTGATTCAGGTTTTGGAGCTTGGATCGGCACGCTTGGTAATGTCGTTGGCAATATAGGCCAGCTTAAAGGCCAGCTAAACGATTTCAAAAATTTAAAGAGCGGTGATGTGTTGGGCCAGATCGGTGGCGGCCTCGGCATGTTCAGCACCTTTATGTCGATCGGCGAATCGCTCGGCGCTCTTTTTAGTCGGGGTGCTAAGGCTCGTGAGGAACAAGCTAAGTATGCCAACGATTTACAGTTAAAGCAAAACGAGGCGATTGTAAAATCGCTCGACAGGCAGCTGTCCCTTATCAATCAGGTTTACGGCACCGAAAAGCTTACCAAGTATGCGGACGCCATTAGTAATATCAATGGCGAAACCGAAAAACTCACGGACAAGCTTAATGGCATGTACGAACTGACGGGGAACAAAGGTATTGATGAACTTTTGACCAAGTTTAATAACGGCACGCTGGAAGATAAAGGTTTCGAGCGGGCGAGGTTTAATGGCTTCGTTGATCAAAACTTTTTGAAAAAGGTAAATGCCAATGATATCGAAGGGTTACAGAAGCTTTTGGATGATGGCAAGCTCGATGAAACTGCCGCAAAATTCGCCCAGTCGCTGATCGATCTTAAACAAAAGGCAGTCGATGCAGCAAACGCTATTAAAGAGGCTCTGACAGGCACTTCATTTACAGAATTTGCCGATGGTATCGTCGATCTTTTCGCCCAGGGGAATGCCTCTGCTGAGGACTTCGGGAAGAACTTCGAAGCCATCATGAAAAAGGCTATACTGAACAGCTTTAAAACAAAAACCTTGGCGGCTGAACTACAAAAATTTTATGACCAGTTTGCCGATTTTTCACAATCTGGAAGCCAGCTTACCTCAGCAGAAATTGCAGCCCTAAAAGCCCAGTATGATAAGATAATCAGCGACGGGCAGAAAAAATTTGAGGATTTGGAAAAGGTAACGGGTGTAAAGTTCGACGATACTTCCACCGCCAGTTCCAATTCACTGGCCGCAGGTATCAAAGGGATTACTGCTGATCAGGCGACCGTCCTTGGCGGAACAACTAACGGTATCAGGCTTGCCCAGCTAGAGGGCAACCAGATAAGGCGAAGCGTACTGGTGGTCAATATCGATCAGCTTGCAGAGATAAGAAATATGGTGCTGAGCCAAAGGCAAATCGAACTTAACACAAAGCGTGTTGCCGACGCCTCAGACACATACCTGCCATACTTAAAGGATATCGCAGGGAATACCAAAGGCAGTTTAGATTCACAATTACGGGCGCAGGGATTTTATAAATACTAACATGGCAAACAAACTAAATAATAAGGATTTTAAAACCACTTTCGGCACCATCGTCGAACTTGGCGGGACTGATGCGTTTATTCAGTTTCCAGATAAAAAGGACAGTCTGAGCCACAATTTCCCAGAACGTAACGGAATAGATAAAGACCTTACGAACCCTAAATTTAACGCCCGCAAATTCAAGCTTATGTGTGTGCTTACTGCCAAAGGTGCCGATGAAGCTGCAACCAAAGCAGAATTTTGGAGGCTTTGGGACGGTATGTTTACAGAGCTTAGCGGCTCTGGTGTACACGAGCTTTTTCTTGACGCTTGGTTACGGAGCTTTCAGGTGGAATATCTCTCTCAGGCGAACGTTAAGCGGGAAACATTAGAGCCAACGCAGATCGTTGTTTCCTTCGAGCTTAATTTCGGCGAGCTTGACCCGTTTAGCAATATCCAAAAGGTTTATCTGGTTGATCATAATGATAGATATCTGATTGCTTAGCTATGGAAACGATAACCTTATACGATTATAGCGGCGCAGTCAAAGCCGTAGTTCAACCAGAACAGGTAAGTGAGCAAGTCTGTGAGCTTATGGGTGTGGATGTGGTAAACCTTGCGTTTACAACGCCAGTTCCTGTGAGCTTAACAGTCGGCACCTTTGCAATGGTGTTCGGCAAAAGATACAGCTTAAATACACGGCCTACCGTTAACAAGATTGCGGACAGGAACTACGAATACAGCCTGACCCTTGAAAGCGACACCCAGCAGCTTGGTAAGGTGCAGTATCTTTTTCATGACCGTAACAATTTTCTGGCCGAGACCGAAGGAAGCCTGACTGGTGATGCGAGAGCGTTTATGGATTTACTTATCCTAAACCTCAACCGTGTTTATCCGGGCGTTGATTATAAACTTGGTACCGTTGTCGAATCTGCGACTAAGACACTGGATTTTTCTGGAGCTAACTGTCTGGAGGCGCTCGGTAGGCTGGCTTCTGAATTTGAGACCGAATGGATTATCGAAGGCAACAAAATCAGCCTTTACAGAAGGCAGACCAATAGCGGTATTGTCCTTGGTTATGGTAATGGGCTTTATAAGGTCACTTTGTCCGCTCAGAACAATAGCAATCCGATAACACGGGTTTATGGTTACGGAAGCGACAGGAATATCGGGAGTAATTACAGGTTTGGGGCGAAGCGCCTGAGAATGGCAGATAAAATTTATCTGGAGAAAAATACAGAACTGCTGAGCGACGGAACTTACAACGGCGTTGTTGAAGTTACCAAGATTTTTGAAGACATCTACCCGAGGCGTGAAGGTTCGATAACTGCTGTTACCAGTCCGTTTATTTTTATCGATTCTACTATCGATTTTAACCTGAATGATAATAAAATGCCCGGTGTAACAAGCCCAAAGATCACTTTTAATAGTGGAAATCTTGCAGGCTATACATTCGATATAACGGACTACAATCATGCTGCCAAAAGGTTTACAATAGCCAAAAACTCAGAGGAGCAAACCGTCGACGTTCCCTCTGCTCTGCTTAGTCCGGCTATCGGTGATAAATATGTATTGATTGACATTCTAATGCCGAACAGCTATATATCAAATGCCGAGGCGGAGTTAAAACAGGCGGTTCAGAAGTTTCTTGATGAAAGCTCCGTGGGTATTCCCGAGCTGCTTTCTGTGGTATGTGATCCGATAAATTTCAAAAACACAGGGAAAACTTTTTCGATAGGCCAATTAGTAACAGTTCAGGAACCATCATTGAATATTGATAAAACAACACGCGTGATAAAATTCTCACGCAACCTTCGTCAGCCTTCGATATATGCGATGGATTTGGCCGACAGCGTGAAGGAAAATGTAATAGTAAAAATAATCAACAAATAAGATATGCCAGAAGTACCACACATAACGATAAAATTGCCCAACCTCAACCCGTTGGGTAGGCAGGCTCAGGCAGATGATCTCATGTTTATCTGGGATTCTGTAAAAGGCGAACTTGTACGCTGCTCTGTCTCTGATCTGCCTTTTGGCTCTGGAGGTGGTGGCGGATCAGGAGAACCCGGGGTTTATCTCGGTAGCCCTTTCAAAGTACGAACCACCAGCCCATCTATGGCGATCGTAGAAAACCCTGCGGGTGTATTTAACACTGTTATTACCGATCTGAGGCTTATTGGTAAGAGTGATTATATAGTGAACTCGACACAGCTTAATAATGCTGCTTTCCGCGATGCTGATGTGATTTACGATTCGGTAAACGGTAAAGTGACCATTAAAAATTTTGTATTGCTTGCTGGTGAGTTTGTAAACCTTTACCCTGACGGCATCCCTCAGTCATCTGGCGGAAGCGGTGGCGCTGACCTGCAAGCGCTTCTTGATAGAATCGAGCTTCTGGAGCTTATGGCTGCGCCATTTAAGCCTACGCCGACGGGGGCGAACGGTGGAGCGGTTCTCTTTATGCGCCCGCTATCCGAAATACCTACAGGATGGGAAGAGGTTGTCGAAATGCGTGGACGTATGCCGTTGGGCCTTGATCCGGGCGATGATGATTTTAAGACGCTTGGAAAGGCGGGAGGAACCAAAACGCGCACGCTGACGATTGGAAACCTGCCTAAGCACAGTTTTACATACTTGTCACCATCCGGCAACGGTAGTGCCAGTGGTAACAGGGACAATCACCCAGACGGGCCAATGGTTGAAAGGCAAACTGCGACGATCGGTAATGACGAAGCTTTCGACCTGATGAACCCTAACCGAATAGTTTACTTTATAAGATTTGCGGGGCTATAAACGATGTTGAATATTTTTAAAAGAACCCAAAAGGTAAAGGCTCAGGATGAAACTTTACAAATATTAATCTCTTTTATCCTACCGGATATAAGCGGCGATGATCCTGCTGATCATGAAGCAAATTCGATTGGTGTAAGGGATGGCGTTTTGGTTCGGAAGTCAGGCGCTGAATTTATCCCGGTGGAAGGTAGCGCCAAGCCCTCGATACCTGTTGGAGCTGCCGATCTAACTATAAACTGGCAAACCGACATTGTGCCTGGCACTACCAAAACCTATGCTGTAATTTTTGGTAACCGACCATATAAGGCCCTCGGTGCGGGCGACGACGGCTCAGGACTGATAACTCCTTACGAAGCCAATATCAGCTATAATTTAAACGGCAATGGCAAGCCGAACCAAGTATTTATTCAAAACATCCTGTACGCAGGAACTATAACAATTTTATAAACATGAAAAAGCTACTATCAATTTTACTTCTATTTGTGAGCCTTGGAGCTATGGCCCAGACTTACGACGCTTTGCCAACAGGATCAAAGCCTTATGGCAACCAGCTTTATCTTACGCCTACTGGCTTAGTTGTAAGCGGAACAGGCTCGGCAAAGTTCCGAGTTATCGGCGCTAAAAAATATGTCGATTCGTTACTGGCTTTAAAAGCTGATTTATCGGTTTTGACCAATTATGTAACCAAAACAGGAACTGAGACACTTACCAACAAAACGTTAACTGCTCCGGTGATCAATACCCCAGAGATTACCAATGGTACGGCCAATGCATTAGTTATACTGAATAGCTCAATAAATAATACCCCAATAGGCACCAGTATTCCCGCCATTGGGAATTTTACCACTGCGAATGCGACAGGCTCTTCTACGCTGGAGCTATTGAGCCATAAAGGACAAGCAAACGGCTATCCCTCATTAGATGGGTCAGGTAAAGTTCCAGTAAGCCAAATGCCTGATGCTCTTGTTGGTGCTGTTGTTTATCAGGGAAATTACAATGCCTCAAATAATACTCCTGCTTTACCTGTTGCCACAGGAAATAAAGGTAAATACTACGTGATCGCAGTTGCAGGAACGCAGCAGGGATTTTCGTTTGAAAATGGTGATTGGATTATCTCTAATGGTTCAATCTGGCAAAAGGTTGATAACAGCACAAAGGTTGCGAGTGTTAACGGCATGATGGGAGCTGTAACAATTGACGATGTGCCAAAATGGGGTGGTTATCCTAATGATTTTTCAAATCCAAAAAATACAGCTCCTGATTATATCGTTGGCGCAAATACTGGTGATCCTGCTAAGTTTTATACATCCAATGCAATTCAGGGATTTGTTCATGTAAACGACGGTAGTACAATAACTAATAATATTTCTGGTAATGCAGCAACAGCTACTGTGTGGGGTAATAAAACAGCTAATTTTGATGCCCGCGTTAATTCATTGGGGGCAATTCCTGTTTTTGATGATGCGGCATTCGGACAGGCTCGTTATGCTTTAGCTCCAGAAGTTAAAAGCTGGTTGGGAATTAACGACGGAAGTGTTTTGAATAATTTGGTATCAAATTCTACGTTATGGAATTCTCAGGCCTTTAATAGCGGCTTAAACACTAGTGTAGGACCATTATTAGCCTATGACAACACAAATAACCAATGGAGGCCAACTAATCAAAGTCAAATAAATGCAGGAAGTGCGACTTTATGGGGCGGTATAGCTAGTTTTCAAGACGGGGATTTATCTACCGCTCCTAATGCTATTATGGGCTATGACATTCCTACGGGAAAATGGAGGCCGCATAATAACACAGGTTTAAAATCATTCTTAGCCACAAGTTTACAGGATGTAACTAATGTAGGAAATACGACAAACTTAGAGTTAATAAGTTCTAACGGATCAATTAAAACAGCTTTGTCTTATTCAGATCACGCTATAATTGGCGCACTTTCAAATCACGCATTAGGTATTTACGCGGGTAATTCTGAAAGGATAACTGTATTAGCAGATGGAAAGACGGGAATATTAAATCAATCCCCTACTGAAGCTTTAGATGTTAACGGAAACATAAAATCAACTTCTTTTAAATTAGCTTATGCCGGGGATGGTTCTTCTTATCAAGGAATAAAGCCCAGTTCAACAACCTTTGGTATAGATTATTATTCTAATGTAACACAGGGTGATGTACCAATACACAGTTTCAAAGGTTATGGCCCTAGTGGGGAAATTGATTTATTAACTATAACAAACGGTGGAAAAATAGGTATAAATAATACTTTACCGACAGAAGCATTAGATGTTAACGGAAATATTAAATCAAGCAACTTAGTAGGACCGGGAGAAAGTTTAATAAGCACAACTTCAACCGGTGTTTTGAAAAGATCAGCAGTCGATTTAACCACTAAGGCTAATCTAACAGGAGGTAATACATTTTCAGGACTTCAAACATTCTCTGGCAGCGTGTCTTTCAGCAATACCAGTATCACCTCTTTTAATAGCCCACCTCAGATAAATAAAGGATTAGATTTTTACAATTCAAATCTTGCATTAACATCGCTAAGAACAGATAATAGCTTGCCCGGATCAAATCCGACAATAAACTTAACCTTACCTACGCAAGGTGGTAAAATTGCTTTACAATCTGATATTACAAACCAAGCATCGAGCGGAACATATACGCCAACACTCACCTCGTTGAGCAATATAGAAGCGGCAAGTTTGGACATCGCCCACTATTTAAGAATAGGAAATCAGGTAACTGTTTACGGCCAAGTGTCAGCAGCTTTTATTAATGGTACAACCTCGAACGCCAGCATATCGATGTCCTTACCTATAGCAAGTAATTTGACATCTTTAGAAGATGTTTGCGGTCATGGTTCAGGCTCATTAACATCTTACCCAACTAGTGTTGCGGTTCTGGGTGATCCCAGCAACGATTGGGCTGTTGTTGTTGTCGGTGGGTTTCCTGCCCAGAGTAACACGATCAGGTTTTCATTTACATACACAATAAAATAA